CTAGTAAAGGCGGGTATGCCCCTAACCAGCGAGGCAGAGGCTCAAAGCTGGAAGATCGCAAACCAAAAGCGAGTAGGCAGAAAGCAACTTCTAATCCCAGCACCATCCCCGACCTCCTCCGAGCCATTGAAGGAATCGGATGCCGAGTCATACAAATCGACAAGCTCGCTTGGCAGATTGAATCGAGCGAAGCAAGCCGAGGTAGTTGCTTACTCGTTGGTAGCTACGGCGGCCACAAACAAAAACCCAGTAGCTATGAGGTCAGCAGTTCAAGGATGGGGCGAGGCAAAAAAGCGAGTGGCAGAAGCCGAAATGGAACACGCTCGATGGGAAGAGGTGAACAGAGTAACGATTCGGATGGACGAGGTGCGAGAAGTGTTCGGCAAATGGCTGGGAGCAATTAGAAACCTAATGGACGCTATGCCTTCGAGCTTGGCCGCCAGAGCAAACCCCAGCGATCCAGAATGTGCTAAAAGGGCTATCCAAGAGGGCATCGATCAAATCTTTGTCACCATTCAAAAAGCAGAAGGAGCATTCAAATGATTGATACAATCCTATGGGGAGCAAAATTGGGAATCGGCCTTATGGCTGGAATCGTATTGGTTAAAGTAATATGTGTATTTCTATTTTGCGTATTTGTTTGGGTGGCTTCATACTTCGACAAATGAACGAGTGCTTCATTGTTTTACTGGTAGCAATCGCAATCCTTGGCATAGTGCTTCCATTCTTCGATCAATGAAACGCTCTCCACTTAAACGCAAAACCCCACTCAAGCGAGGCGGGAAACTACGCCGAGTATCTGCAAAGAGAAAAGGCCAGAACGAAGTCTATAAAGATGTTCGAGAGAAATTTCTAACCAACAATCCAGTCTGCCAAGTATGCAAGTGCAAGATGGCGAGCCAAGTTCATCATAGGCGAGGAAGGTTTGGGGATAGGCTCAACGAGGTAGAGTTTTTCTTGGCGGTGTGCTTCGAGTGCCATCATCAAATCCATATGAACCCCGCTTGGGCATATGCGAAAGATTATCTGGTCAAGAGATGAACCAGATCGATGAGGCCAAGAACTTCGCTCGCCTCTTGTTTGAGCCAAGGGAACAACTCTCAATCCCAGAGTGGGCAGAGAAAAACTTAACGCTTTCGGCAAGAGTTACGAACATACCCGGTGCGTATTCGACAACGCTCACGCCCTATGTCCGTGAACCACTAGAGGCTTTTGGCGATGACTCGATTCGTAGGGTGGTGCTGGTATGGGGGGCACAAACAAGCAAGACCACAACGATTCTGGCTGGCCTAGCGTACCGAATAGCAGAGCGACCTTGCCCCGCCTTGTGGGTGATGCCTAGCGAGCATTTAGCTAGATCGTTCACGGAAACCCGCTGGCTTCCAATGATTGACGATTGCCCAGCCCTAGCCAAAGAAAAGCCCGATAATACCGATAAAATAAAGATACTCGAACAGCACTTCAAACGATGCTCGGTCTGGTGGGCTGGCACTAGTCCCTCTGCTCTTTCCAGTCGCTCGATTGCGTTGCTCTGTATGGATGAGGTCGACAAGTTCCCAGAGCAAGCGGGTTCGGGGCGAGAGGCGAACCCAGTTCAATTAGCAGAGGCAAGAGTCAGCACCTATCCAAACCACCTCATCATAGCAACCAGCACCCCGACAACTGCCGACTCAATCATTTGGAGCGAGTGGCAAAAAGGGGATATGCGTTTCTACTTCGTGCCTTGTCCGCATTGTGGGCATAAGCAGAAACTGGTCTGGGGGCAAGTGAAGTGGGACGAGGCGGCCAAGATTGAGGATGGGGTTTATGATTTTAAGCTGGTGAAATCCTCGACCTACTACGAGTGCGAGGAGTGCAAAGAAAAGATTACGGACGGACAGAAAACCAAGATGTTAAGAGAGGGCGAGTGGAGGGCAACCAACCTAAAGGGCGAACCAGCTAGACGCTCCTACCACTTGAACGGCCTCTATGCCCCTTGGGTTAGCTTCGGCAGTTTGGCAGTTAAGTTTCTGCAAGATAAGCACAATGGAATCATCGGCCTTCAGGACTTCGTGAACCGAGTTCTAGCCGAGCCTTGGATGGAACACGAGTCGGAGAAGATGGAGATTGTGGCTGGCGACTACAAGATGGGCGAGGTCAGGGTGAATGAGAAGCTGATTATGGCTTGTGATATTCAAGAGGCTGGGGGCTTCCACGCTTGGTGCGTTGTTCGGGCTTGGGACATTGAGGGAAGATCGAGGCTTGTGTGGGCTGGAAGGCTTGAAACTTGGGGAGACATCCAAGCCAAGGCCGAGGAGTTTGGGGTAGAATCCAAGTGCGTTTTCTGCGATTCGGGCGATCAGACCAGAGATGTTTATTATAATTGTTGTAAGAATGGCTGGATGGCTTTAGTCGGTTCAGACCGCACTAGCTTCTCCGAAATTGTGGGGGAGCAAAAACTGCAACGGCCTTTTGCAAGAATCGCAAATGGAGACCCATTTAGCGGTAAGGCGGTGCAATCGAAGGCTGGGTGGAAGTGGAAGTTCTGCCCAGTTTGGCGGTGGTCGAACCCATCCATCAAAGACATCCTCTCCAACCTAATAAAAGAACCCGGCTACATCGCATTGGATACCCCCGATGTTTGGCGAGTTCATATCGAGGCAGAGGTGAAGGTGCGGGTAAAAAATCCTATGACTGGAAGGGAAAGGCTTGTATGGAAGCAAGTCGGAAAGCATAATCACTTAATGGATTGCGAGTGTATGAACATCGTGGGTGCGGCCTTGTATGGGCGTTTGAAAGTCTCCCCCGCAAGTTTGACAGAAAGTGAGTTTGATAATGGCGAAGGGTGATTTCATTGGGCTACCCCTTGCTACCCTAACTTCCTTGCGTGATAAGTATATTACTTGTTTGGAGGCGATAGCGGTGGCGGGTTCAAGCTATTCGATAGCTGGTCGTTCGTTTTCAAGAGCGAATCTCGGTGAGGTGAGAGATACGATTGCGGAACTAACCCTAGCCATTGAGTCGGCCAATGGTACTCGCATCCGCACAACCTACGCAAAGTTCTCGTGAAAAAAGCACAGCTAAACTTAATAGATAAAGCCGTTGCTTTTCTGAACCCGCAAGGGGCAGTTAATCGAATGATTGCACGGCAAAAGCTCGTCAATTTCTCTTACGATGCAGTTAAATATACAAGGGAAAGAAAGGGGCCAAGTTCGCTTTCTGGTGCGGAAGATTATCGTTCCAATTACGACCGAGTAGAATTGATGAAAAGAGCGAGGGACTTGGCAGAGAATGTTGGCCTTGTTCGCTCCATTCTAATGAAGTTCGCCAGCCATACCGCCGCAAACATCTCCTACCAAGCCCGAACCGAGAACCCCGAAGTCAATACAGAGGTCGAGGCATATTGGGCAGAATGGTGGGATAAGTGCGACCTAACCACAAGGCATACTGGCTCAACTCTTATGCAAGTGGCGATGATGTCGATGCTCCGAGATGGTGACTTCCTTTTCGTTTTAGTTCGAGATAAGGACGGCAACCTAAAGATTCAAGGCATTGAGGCAGATAGGTTGGGAGACCCATTCAAGGTTTATACAAGCCTAGACTTGATTGGTGGAATCCATATTGATCGAGATACTGGTGCTCCAAGTGCCTACGATATTTACAACCGAAGCATCGGGGATTTCTACACCTACCAGACAACTATCCCCTCAAGCCAAGCTTTCCACTTATTCGACCCACTCCGCATTGACCAGTACCGAGGAATCTCCGCTTTCCATACCGCAATCAATGATGCACAAGACATATACGATATAATTAATTTCGAGAAGATGGCCGCAAAGAACGCAAGCTCACAAGCTGGCATTGTGAAGCGAAACAACAACAATGCTTCTGACTTGTCGAGCCTCACAAACGATGAAGATCTCAATGGCAACACGATTAAGCTAGAGGCGATTGAGTCTGGCAAAATCTCCTACCTAGAACCGGGTGAGGACATTGTGTTCCCAGATGGGCCGAGCCGACCAAGTGGAGCGTTCGCCGAGTTCCACAAAATTCTATTAAGGAACATTTGCCTTGGCCTTGGCATCCCTTACAGCTTCGCCGTAGACCCTTCCGCTATGAGTGGCCCGACAGCCCGCCTTGAGATGCAACAAGCAGGGCGAACCTTCCGCAGATACCAGAAGCTCCTAGATGATAAAGTGCTTCGCCCTATTAAGAACATCGTGATTGCTGATGGAGTTGCAAGGGGATTGATTGAGAGGAATGTTGGAAGCAGAACGACCAGAGGCATTTTCAATTTCGGGGCTAATGTCTCTATTGATTTAGGCAGAGAGTCCGCTTCCGCAATTTCCGAGTTCAAAACTGGCCTACGCACCGCCGCCGACATCTACGCCGAGCGAGGCCAAGACTTTGAAAGCTCTATGAGGCAGAGGGCGATTGAGGCGAAGCTGATTAAGGATTTGTCCGAGAAGTACGGCGTAGACCCAGAGACGATTTCCGACATTGTTCCGCCGAAACCCACCCAGACCAAACCCGAAGCACCCTCGATTAGTCCGATTATCCCCGCTAAGGATAGCCCAGAAAGTGATGAGGATATAGGGGGAGATCAAAAACCCATTCCAGAAGACCCGATTGACCCATCCTCCGAGGAGTTAGAAGTTAAAAAAAAAGATACTGAAGAGGCGTTAGCAAAGTTAGACCCTGCATCCATTAAGATGCTGATTGAGGGAATGATGGGTGGTATTGAGTTGGGCAAGTACGATGGGATTGATTTTACGCCCCCAGAAGGAGCTAGGGATGCCGCCAAAAGAGCCTTGGATGTGCGGGAAGGCAAACCATCTAGCCAAAGAGGAATGACCCCAGTAGGCATAGCTAGGGCGAGGGATTTACAAAATGGGGTTAAGATGTCGCCCGACACAATTCGCAGAATGAAAGCCTTTTTCGATAGGCACGAAGTCGATAAGAAGGGAAGCACTTGGGACGAGCAAGGCAAGGGATGGCAAGCGTGGCACGGATGGGGTGGCGATGCTGGATATGCTTGGGCAAGGAAAGTGGTTGGACAGATGGAGGCTAGGGATAACAAAGAACTAGCCCGACCAGTAAGCCAAACCCCAGCCCCTCCAAAAGAACGAATCAAAGGCTCAAAGGAGAACCCAGAAGGCACGGCATCGACCAGAAGCAAAGCTGGTGACATAGAGATTTCAGCCGAGAACGAGAAGGCATTGAAAAACAAGATTGCCGAGTTCAAGGACAAGCACCCCTCAAGGAAAGCCCCTACCCTTGGAGCATTGAAGAAAGTGTTTCGTAGGGGTGCGGGTGCGTTCTCGACCAGCTTCCGACCCACTATCAGCGGGGGCAAACCCAACTCACGCAACGCTTGGGCGATGGCTAGGGTCAATAAGTTTCTAAAGATGGCCGGTGGGGGAGAGGTCAAAGACTCCTACCGCAAGGCAGACGGCGATCTCCTTTGACATAATCTAGGCATTTATGCCTTTACCCCTACCCTCCGCAGACGAATCAGAGCAAGACTTTGTTTCCCGCTTTATGGGAGACGAGCAAGCTGTAAGCGATTTTCCAGACGAAAGCCAGCGTTCAGCCGTAGCCTATTCGACATACCGAGACGAGGAGATGGAGGAAATGGAACTAGGCGGGGTAAGCATTTTGGAGGTGGGAGAGGCCAAAGGACACGACCTTTTCGTGGATAAAACAAGCCTAGAGACCGCCCTAAAAATTATGCAGAAAGCCAAGAATGGCGTGAAAATTAAGATGAATCACGGCTCTGGTTTGGAGGCAGTTTGCGGGTTCGCCAGAAACCCCCGCATT